CACCGCCGAAGCCCCCCACACCGCCGAAGGTTGGAGCGGCTGCGCCACGCAGACCGCCAAAGCCGCCCCCCGTGCCGCCGAGTTGCAGGGCCCCTCTGAAGGCAGTGCCGAAGTTGATCGTACCACCGGATGCGGCAGATATGACAAGGGCAAAAGCAGCGGCTTTGACCGTTGCCTTGATTAAATCAATGACAAGTTTCTTGAACGAATCGCCAAGAGACTTGATGACGCTTTGGCCGTTCTCGATGGCAGAGAATACGCCATCAATGGCCGGCGATATGACCGAGCTGAATGCAGCCCCGGCTTGAGTGCCCGCGTCCCGGAGGCGGTTGACATTGTCAATGGCCGCCTGAATGGCTGCCGGCGGGATAATGGTAAAGTCACGACCGAGCCTGCCTTGAGCTGGCTTCAATGCTTCTTCAAATGCACTGGTTACCGGCGCAAATATTTGCGCGTATTTGCTGCGAGCTTGTGCAGGGTCGAGGTCGAAGAATCATGTAAAGTCAATGGTCTGAACTTTGCTACCCCGTGCCAATATTTCAGCGAGTGACTTGGCCCTTGCTTCGGCTTGTCTTTTTAATTCAGCAGTAACTTTCGCAGCAGATGCCGCTTCTTTTCTATCCTGCTCCTCTTTGTCTTTTTGTGCCTTAAGACTTGCTTCAGTTGCTATCCTTGACGCTACTTGCGCACCGACAAGCTTTGACAATTCAGCCTCAAGTTCCGAGCTTCTTGTTTTTAGCTTATTGACTACTTCTTCCTGCTTTACGACCGCAGCAGTTGCTATCTGTGTCTGGGTAAATATTGGCTTATTGAAGCCGGTCAATGTCTGAACCGGAGTTTCATTTACCTTATCCCTCGCTTTTTTCAGATTCTCAAGGAGTTGCTGCTGCTCTTCAAGTTGTGGAGCAAGTTCAGCAATCTTTGCCTCAAACCCCTTCGCTTTTGCGCTGTCAATGATTGACTGCGTGTAAAGCTGCACGGATGTTGTCAGCCCTTTAACAAGCCCATCTTCAATCTTCAGCTCCCCAAAGTAGCCTTTGTTGATTGTGGCAAGCTCCTTGAGTGCTTGGTTCCGTTTGTCGTATGCAATAGACTGATCTCCTGCAATTTTACTTAATGCCTGAACTCTTGCAATGTCACCAGCGACCGTGCCTGCTGACTCTCTTGCTATCTGAACTGAAGTCTGAAGCTTCTCATTGAATTTTTCGTAGCTTTTTGATGCTGCGATAACCTGACGGTCAAGTTCTGTTTGATTGCCAAGCAATACACTGATGGCATTGCCGAGGCCCCCATATTTTTGAGATAGGTATGTAACTGCACCAGTGATTACGCTGAACCCAAGAGCCAAGCCTGCACCGCCGGTCAATGCCGCTAAAAGTGCCTTTGACTTTGTTTTTGCATCATCGCTTGATTTGCTAAAGCTTGATAAGCTTTGCAATAATGGGTCAAGGTTGTTCGATATTGCAATAAAGCCGAATGGAGCGTCAGAAGCTACGCGGGCAAGGTTGGTGAGTGCCGTAGATGCCTTGCCTGAAACATCAGTTGTCTTCTTTACACTCTTGTCAAATGCTTCTACTTCGGCAGTCGCACGCTGAAGCCCTTGCTCAAGGTTGCGCGTGTCTGCGCCTATATTTATCTGAAGTTGATTGTCAGCCACCTTGCTCCTTTGACCGCAATTTACGAAACATCTCGGCGATGTCGGCCTCTGTCATACCGGTGTCTGCATCGCCCGGCAATCTCCAGAGTGCTTCAGGGCTGTCAGGCACCTTTTTCGGATCGCCCCACATTTTTGCCATCATGTACATGACGAGCCTTGTGTTGCGGTAGTCATGAATGAGTCGCTCCTGATAGCCTTCGATGATGAGCGCAACTTCCTTAAATGTCAGCGCATCGTAATCGGGTCGCCCGATCTCACCGGTGACGTGCGCCCTTAACTTTTCCCACCCTTCTTGCGTGTCGAGGTCGAACTTTTTTTTTGCTCTTCCTGATTTGATGGCGTGGTGGGTTGGATAAATTTACTATCGTAGAAAGCCTTCAAGATAGGCGTGAAGATTTCAGGTGTGTTGATATTTTCATCTACGAAGTCAGAGACATCTTCAAAAGTAAAGTCAGGGTCTTCCCTTTTGATGTAGCAATTATTGAAAAGCCCCCAGTAGATGATGACCGGCACGGCGGCAAGGTCAATGGAGTTGTCCCCAAAGACCTTGCCTAACTTTTGCATCTCCATGCCTATTTGCTGGACTGCCAGCATGCCGAACTTCAAACCCCTGGTACGGCCAAGGATGTCGGCTTGAATATATCCATTCATGATTGTGTGTGTTGTGTGATGCTATTAGGCAGTGATATCAAGCGTTCCGGTGGATTGGATCGTACCGGAAAAGTTGATATAAGCCCCGCCGGCGGCATCTTGGTTCAGCGTTAGATCGGTCATGTAGGCTTCACACTGATGATAGTACAAAGTTCCTACGCTCGCCCCCGTTACGGTCGGATTTTGGAAGCGAACGGTGAACTTTGTTTTGTTGACGATGAGCGAAAGGCAATCTTCATAGGTAATTTGCGATGCGCTCGGAGCTACCTCGCAAACGGCATCAAATGAAAATGAAAAGCCAGGTTCACCCACGCTTGTGAGCTTGCCGCAGTTGGTTTCATCTTCTGTGACCGTCACGGTAGTGTTGACGCTTGACGTGCGCAAGCACACCAGTGTCTTGTAGCTTGACCCGCCTGCGGGGTCGATCTCAATGTTTTGTACTGCTCCAGATATTCCTTGTGGCATTGTAAATTTATTTTTCCATTAATGTCATGTCAAAAGTAAGCAATTTCCGAACGAGCCATGTACTGCCATCTTGCTCGACAAGGTAGTTGCTCGATGCCAGAACCGGGTTCAGGAATTGGAAGTCTGCGTCTGTGATTGTGGAGTAAGGGAAAGTGAGCAATGTGTTCATGACTTCTGCCGCAATGCCATCGGTCACATCGTAGTCGATCTGCTTGTATTGCTTGCTAACAATGTCAAGCGTGACCGAGCAATCGTGAATGAATATTTGATTGTTCCCGACCTGCGCATGGGTCATGCTGTTGATGTACACATAATTGTCAGGAAGCGTAACAATCGGAAGCTGCGAATAAACGGTCACCGCTTTGCCATCGTAGGTCAGCGATGCCAGCGCGGCAGCAAATGCCTTGCGGAGTGATGTGCCTGGATTCTTCATCGCTTTTTCTTTACTATGTCGGTTATACGCCGTACAAGCTTGCTGCGTTCAGCCACAAATGACGGCCAGAGGTATGGCTGCGGTGCGATGCCGAACTTGTATATCTTCCGCGCAATGTTTACAGCGTGGTTCTTATCACCCTTCTTGATCACTTTTTTCTTCGTACCCCACTCATAAATTGAGTTCACGAACTGCGTCCAGTTCCCTTTCTTCGGACGCGCTTTGATGGCGGCCGCCACCGGCTCCATCTCTGTTGGGACATCGACCTTACCCCGCGTGCCGAACTCGATATAAGGCGCATGGTAGGCGTTTGCGAACAACGAATAGTTGAGCGCTGAGACGCGCTCCGTTCCGATGCTATTGCGCAATTCTGCAAAGTTTGACGGAGCCTTGCGCTTTGCGGTCAGTGCCATCTTGTTAACACTTGCCTGCATCTCTGCATCAACTTCTCTGCTCACCTCGTTGTCAAGTTGGGCAAGTGCGTTGATAACACCCTGTACACCCTTGAGTTGAAGGTTCATATCGCCACCCTCCGATAATACTGCGCGGCCATCATCGGAAAGTCAACCAGGTTGGCGCCTTCGTTGCTCAAGTCGATGCCTCGGTTCTGATATGTGTACGCGGTGATTGATAGAATATCATTCTTGATATCTTCAGGAACGGCAGAATATCCCGTTGTGAGCCATATCTCATAGATGCCGGAGTGATAGACTGATATCTGCGCTCCATTGGCTCCATAAGCCTTGAAATCGGTCGTGGCGCATCCGTCCATCATCACCATGTCAATGGACTGCACCGGCCCTGGAAGTTCGTAAAGCTCGCCGGCGGTCATCTCAATGGTGAGGTGCAGTTGGCGTGTGCCGTAGCTGCGGCCGGTGTAGTTCTCATGCCAGATGCGTGCGTTCTTGATGAGTGACCCGATCAGCGTGTCATCATCGCTGAACGCTATTTTCATGTATGTCTTTGCTTCGGCTACACTTACCGGCTCCGTGGTGTAGTCCTGCACAATCTCTGTATCGATGAGGAGGTTCATGCTTGTCGTTTATGGTCAGCGATCGACTGACGCATAAAGTTACGAAGTCTCTCCAAGGATGCCATCGGGTCAAGTTCACGACTGCGAATCTTTGCCGCTTTGCTTGCCTTCTCGTAGGCTTTGGCGTTGAATAGCCGCTCTATTTGGTCAACCCATTGCTTGACATTTTCACGCTCAACGTAAAGCCCTGCCTTGCCACAATTCTCCCGAAGCCCTTGAGTACCAGAAGAAATGACGGGGATGCCGCTGCACATTGCTTCGGTGGCCGTCCTGCCCCATGATTCGTATTTGCTCGGCATGATTAGAATGCGCGTTTTCGCATACACATCCTTGATCGTGGGAGTCTTTGGAAGCACGGTCACGTTCGGCGGTTGGTTCGTGTGCTGACCTTTGTCTGCAGGTTCAGAGTAACTACCCATCACCCCGATGAACTTGCGATGCGGCAGTGCTTCGGCTATCTGACGAAGGATGTGGCCGCCCTTGTTCTCGTCCAGGTTGATCAGCGTAATTGCTTCGTTGTACGATGGGTCGATGTTCGTATCATAGTGTCGCCAATCGCATGGTGGAGTCAGCACGATGCTCGGATGGTCATACTTCAACTGCTCCTTCGCCCATTCGCTGTTGTAGATGATGTATTGCGGGGAGTCAGCCCAGACGATGCGGTTGTAGGTGCTGGTGTTGTGAATGAGGTGAAAAAGTGGACGTTTGTACACTTGTGCGATGCCGATTGTCCAATCAGTGTAGTCAAGGTGGGTCAGCATCGCATCGCTCCACCCGATCAGCCGCTCGATGACCATATCCTCCGGCGGGAACACATCTACGCCGTCATACGTGTACATCGAGTTGATGCGGTAGTGGCGAGCCTGATGCAGAAGCACACGAACATCTCCGCCATTGGCTTTAATGTCCTTGTTGATCCAATGCGCCATAAACTCCGCCCCGCAGGTGTGTTGCGGAGGATAAAGGTGGATGGAGTTTAGCAGCTTCATACCTTGGTAATTTTGACCACAAGCATCTTGTATCCCATATCATCCTCGCGGCCATCTTTGATGATATCCACTCCCGGCATGCCGATGAAGTCAGTGAAGTGCCAAAGGCTGCGATGGGTCTCAAGCTCGTTGCCGTATGCCGCGCCCTGCTCTATCCATACGGCCGGAGTGCTAACGAGGAGAATGCCGCCGGGAGCCAGCTTTGTGTTCACGATCTTGTTGATGATTGCATTGCCTTCATCCTTGTCAAAGTGCTCAAGCACATCGGTCATTAGGATGCAGTCATACTGCGCATTGCTGTTGTCGAGATAGTCTTGGATGGTTGTGATCTCAACGAGATCATAGCAGTCCCACAAGGGAGAGTGATATTGCCGGAAGCCTTCCACACCGATCAGCGTGGTCTGCTTATAGTTCTCCTTGATGCCGACATTGAGCCAGTTCCTGATCCCGGCACCATTGATGCCATGACCAATGCCCAGATCAAGCACGGTGCTTGGGTTGTGCATCAGCACCTGACGCATGATGTCGCGGAAGGAGGAGTAAGAGCCGATGGGCATGGTGTGTGTTTGTGTGTTAAGCAAAGAAGGGAGCAGGGCACGATGTCCCCACTCCCTTATATATCAGAGGTACAGATTAGCTCGCGCTTCCGTAGATCGCAGCGGTAGGCTGGAAGGAAAGCAGAGCAACACGGGCTTCAGCGCGGTAAGTCACCAGGTTCTTCACGAAATCGTCCTGATCGGTCTCGGTGCTGCGAACCGCAAGGCCGGAAGCTTGGGCAATCGCGAACGCATCAGTGTTCATGACATAGATCTTGCCGCTCACGATCTGGCTGTGAGGTACAAGAGGTATGCCCACGATGCGGGTCTCACCCTGCGCACCGATGGTGATGCCGCCCGGTACACCGTAGCTGCCGTTAGTAGGCTGCGTCTTCAGGACGGAAGCCCACACGGCGTGCGTGGTCAGGATCACGTTGGGCTGACCCAAACCAAGAGCCAGGTGCTGGGCAGTGTAGTCAATGACCCTTTCAGCCACAACAGAGGCAGAGGTGCTGCCGGCGGTTGCAGATGCGGTGATCGTTGACATGAAGCTGTTGTTGATGGCGCGGTTCCAATCTTCGAGCAGGCTCTGGGAGAGGTATGCCTGAAGGAATGGAAGATCTTGCAGCATCTGACGGCTAACCTTGGCGTAACCGGCTACGAACGGGACGGAGGTATTGACCATCGTTACATCGTAATCGACCTGGGCCTTGGCAGAACCTTCGCTCTGCGTACCGAACGAGCCCTCACCGATGGCAGCGTTTCCGCGGGGGAAAGTCACGTTGCCGGTGGCGGTCGGGATGATGCGGAAGATGTTGTAGAGGTGCGGAGAGAAGAACGAGCGCAGGATGGGATTGTCGGTGTAGCTGATCTGCGATGTGCCGGTCAGGTTGTTGCCGAGGGTCATCGTGCCAACTGCCTTGGAGGAGTTGAAGGGAGTCTCAGATTTGATGGCGTCGAAGTTTGCGGCCACGATATCCATGATTCCAGCCTTCAGCGACTTCTGACGGTCACCACCGAAGGCATCAGCTTCCATCTCAGACTTGATCTTGCCATTGGCAGCGATCAGTCCGTTGATCTTTTCGCGCAGTTCACCGAGGGTCTCGCCCTTCTTCTGGGCATCCTCGTTCAGTTGTGCCACGTTTGCGGCATGCTTTGCTTCCAGAGCGGCGACTTCTGCGCTCACCTGGGATTTGATTTCTGCGAGCTTGGGGTCAAGTGCAGATACGATGTCTTTTACTTCCATTTTCAGTAAATTATAAAAATTGTTTAGAAATGTTTTAATAGCAAAATATCGAGTGCAGTGGCAGCTTTTTGCGCAACATTTTCGGTTTCGACCTTTTGCTCTGCCGGTGCCTCAACGGCTGCCGGCTGGCTACTCAAGTCTTCGATCAGTTGGTTCAGCTGCTTGATTTCAAGCATCAATAGTTCGATTGTTTCATCAGTTGCATCAGTGTGCTTGATGAACTTCTCGAGTTTCTTGACCCTTTCGATCCTTGCATCCATTGATTTCAGTCCGAGCATCGGGGTGTACTCATTGGCTCCCCAGCTCGTCAAAGAACTTCCTTCATACAAAACTACGTCATATAGCTCAGTCGCATCCTTGCCCTTTCGGCTGCCCTTCACGTTGAAGCCGATGGAGTGCTCTTTAACCAGGTCACTCTCGACCATCTTGATGAAGTCCCGGCCAAGGTTGTGAGTCCCTATCTGTGATTCATAGTAAAGCCCATAAGAGTCTTCTTTCAGCTCCATCAGCTTGCCCAGCGGTTGCCGAGGGTCATGGTTAAGAAGGTGCTTTATACGCCCCTTCGGGAACCATTCGGAGAGTGACTTTTGGAATGCTCCTGGAACGATGATGTCACCGTCCGAATCTTTTATGTTGAACGCAGAGAAGTACCCGGTGACGATGCCCTTCTTGGCATCGACATCCTTCACCTCCTGCGTCATGCGTTTGTAACCGTAGATCATGCTTGTTTTTTTCTCGTCAATCTGACGCAATTTACGAATTGCCCACTCAATGCCTGCCGTGCCGCCCCAAGCGTCCCACATCAGCCCTCCGCACCCTTCGCTGTACGGCACATCCTTGTTCTGTTGGTGTCGCTTGAAGGATGCCATGCGTGCAATGGTGTCACGGCTCAATCGTTCTCGGTTAGCGAGCTGATTGGCGCGTGTCCATCCGACAGCCGTGCCGCACGATGACCCATTCTCTTCCTTCCACTTCAGCGCACGCTTGGCATTGTTGGTTGCCGCTTCTGGGTAGTCGTTGTATGTCTCTTCCTTGTGCATGATTGCATTGACGATGGCCTTCATGTCATCGTCATCGTCATCATCATCTCCTTCACTTGCCTCAATGGCAAGATAGGCTTGATATGCACGAGTGGCCGCTCGTTCGGTGTCGTACACGCACTCGCCATCTCCGATGCGATATTTACCGTTGCTACATTGTTCGATTGGCATGTTATTTTCTTTTGGGTATCAATCGTCCTTGCGCGTCTCGTTTGTTTTCAAAGCCAAGAACGCATCTGCAATTTATCGTAAATGCGGCAGGAGCTGCCGGGTCGAGTGGGTAGTCAGCCGATGCCATTAGATTGTTTGTCCTACCCATTTGTGTGAACTTCTCACCAAGCTCTTTCACATCCCCGTCAAGCTTTGCGTGGTCGTACTGATCTTTCTCTTTAAAGCGTCTTGTACGGAAGTCGATTGTACTGATCCATTCCTTCGTCACCTCGTAATCTTGCAGCCTCGCTGCTTCAATGGCAGCAAGGTTCGCCGCTCGATTGCTTTCTGTCCGGGTGATGGTTAGTGCGCGAGCCTCTGATGCTACCTCCGGAGTGATGCGCCGTGCTATCTCTGCGAAGCCCCACCGCTCCTGCGTGCTCTGCACAAGGATGTTCAGGATTCGCTCCTTTGTGGTGGTCTCAATCAGCGTAAGCAAGTCGAGTGCCTGCTTGGTCAGTAGTTCGGTGATGGTCAGCAGAAAATTGGCGTTGAAGAATGACACTTTCTGTCCACGTTTTAGTTGCTGATTGGTGATCCGGCCGAACTCCATTGCCACGGATTTGTGGAGTTTGCTGATGACATTCAGCAAATCTTCGTTCAGTAGTGTGAATTGCTGAAAGGCACGGTCAAATCCGATGCGCTCTGCCTCGGCAATGAACTGCTCTGCCTGCTTGGTCAAAGCACGCTGCACACGCGGGACATTGGCATCCTCATGCTTTTTGAGAAGCTGGTGCCATCTCCTCCAGTACGATCTTCTTTGCCGTGATGTCATTTATGAGCCTTGTTCTGTATGCCTCTCTCGCCGCGTCTCTCATGCGCTTCTCCGTTATGCAGCCACGCTCCGTTGGCAGCTTCGGGAAGCGTGCCATGACGAGCGTGTTGATGATATGCAGTTCGTCTGCCGTCATATCTGCCCGAGCTGTTGCTCGCCATTGCTCAAGTCGCTTGCAGCCTGGTCGATTGGGATCATGCCCTGCGCAATGTAGGCGGTATCGTATGCCCCGCCTCTCGGCTCATAGTTCATCGCCACGCGCTTCTCATCGTATGTCAGCCAATCGGCAGAACGCAATCCATTCACCATCTTCTCCATGTCACGCTGAAGTTCAGGCAGGGCCATGATGTCAAAGTCTATAAACACGTTCTTTTCGCCCATCCTCGGCACGAGCCATTTGTTCAGCTCATCCCGAAGTTGCGCGCACATCGGCACAATGGTATTCGTGACGAGGTCGCGGAGTGCGTTCTGGTAGTTGTTATCAGCCATGTTGTCGGCAGAGAAAAGCACCACCGGCATGCTGAACACCCTGCACCATTGCTCAAGGCTAAACTTCATCGTGTCGATTAATGCCATTTCGCTTGAGGTGAGACCAAAATTCAAGAACTCCCACGGTGTTTGAAGCATTGCGACCTGACCATACCGGTCATTGTTGTTGATTCGGTCAGACAACGCCCGTTGCATGCTGGCAGCAGTCTTCTCGTCCACAAGCGGGATCTGATTGTTTATAGCCTTCGGAACAAGCGCCCCCTTTGCACCTCCGTTTGCCATGAGCTTGGCGGCTGCCTTCTGGCTCTCCACCCCCATGAGGTAGTTGTTCCATGCGGCTTGGATTGGCGATACGCCCCGGAGGTGTGGACGGGTGACGGAGTCAAATTTCGGGTTCCATGACTTCCATTGCAGGATGTCCGACTTCTGAAGTGAAATGTTGCCATTCCCGGAAGTCAGGAGCCAACCAAGCACACCGAAGAGGTCATTTGGGTCAGCGATCAAGTCCATGAATTGGCTGGGCATGACGAGCAGCTCGGTGAATTCGCCTTCATCGATGTTGCCATCATTGCCCCAGATAAAGCCTTCGCCGGTCAGGAAGCGCATCCCGAACAGCTGCTCAAAGAACTGATCTTGTCCTTGGTAGCCATTCGGATTCTTTAGGAGATTAGACACCGGAGAATCCTCGACGATCATGTTCTCGTCATACGCCGCTTTGCGCTCCTGAATGGCACGGTCAAGCGCACCAGGATTGCCGAGGCCTTTGGTCAGTTGCTTATATCGCTCAAGGCTGACGCGTGCCTTTGTGCCTGACTTCTTCTCGTACACATACCAAGGGATGCTTGCCGCCTTGCGAGCAAGGAAGCTCACAATGGCATAGACATCAGCGTTGTCTTGGTATGCGTCAGTGTACCTCTGTGCATCGAATTGCTGAAGGATTTGCCCTTGGTTCATCGGCATGAATGCGTACTGCATCGCTGCCGGGTTCAACCCTTTCTTGCGGAATAGTCTGTCGATTATGCTCATATCACTCCCCAGGTGAGCCTGGGCTGCTTTAGTTTCGTGAACACTGCGTACCTCATTGCGTCAACAAGGTGATCATCCATCTTCACTGGTTCCTTGTCGATCACCTTGCCGTTCATGTCCGTCTTCCACTTGTACTTCTTCAGTTCGTGGATAAGGTTCTTGCTGCTTGATGTCACGAACAAAGGTAAACTTTTCACCTTCATGATGCCGGCATACACATCCTTGTCGGCAGGCTTCACGTTTAGCCCTTGCCGGTATAGCTCCTCAATAGTCTTGGGTTCGGCAGCATCGCAGTAAATTTCGGCATACGGATCCATTACCTTGTCCGGTATGATGCTGGTCAGCTCCCCAGTGGTGATGCCGCTCTCGTAGTACACCTCATGCACGTAGAGAGCCTCATCAGCGAGCGTCACGCGCACCATTGCGGTCGGGTTGCGGAAGCCGAAGTCAAGCCCGTAGAAGACTTCCCCTTGCGGCACATTGTCCACAAGCTTCCAGTGCGTGTATATCTGTTCCTGACTTGCGCCCCTCTCCCCAAGCCCGAACACCTTCCACATCATCGGGTCAGCGTGTTGGTAACCTTCGATCACCCTGCGCTGTGGTTCCGGCAGATGGGTGTTGTCCTTGTACGTGCTGTGCACCTTCACCGCCTCATCGGAGTCAGCCAAGTGGTAGCACCAGATGTCGAAGTCAGATGGGTTCAGGTCGGTGATGACCTTGAACCTTGTACGCATATCGAGCTGGTCGAAGAGAGCCTTGCTCAAGAGGTTGGCCTCATTGCAGAAAAGTATGTCACGCCCCGGCCCCTTTGCCCGGTCGTGATCTTCAAGCCCAAAGAACTCGATGTACGTGCCGTTCTCGAAGGTGTAGATCGCATCGGTCTTGTTGTGCTGCTCCTCATCGTACCATCCCCATGACTCAAGGATGTCGAAGAAGTCCCGCATGGCACCACGCTTTAGGTGCGGGAGGGAGTGGCTCACCACGCTGACTTTCCTGCGGTCGTTGTTCGTGGCCCAAAAGATGAGTGCCTGGATGATGCCAAAGGTCTTGCCCGACCTTGACCCACCCTCATGACAGATGTAACGCTTATCGCCAGCCAATGCCTTCACCGTGATGGCGGCCGGCTTATTGACTTGTATGCGTAATTCAGGCCTGCTCTGCATGCTCAAATATTACGACCGGCTTTGTGCTGAATGTAACATCATACCCAGACCTCTCAACATATCCTCTTTTTTTGCCTTTTGTTTTAAGGTAGAATATTGTGGCAGTCGTGTCCTTTTCTGCAATTTGTTTGTGTAGTTGTGACTCGACAAAGTCGAGTGCTATATCGGCAATATCATCAACGGCCCGCTTGTAATCCTCATCGGTTTCATACCACTTGTAATGAGTAGAACGAGCAATACCGACTGATTTGCAAGCAGATGTAACCACACCGAGGCTTTTCTCAAGTGCCTCAATCATGCTTTTCTTATGAATGTCCGAAAATGTTGTCATTTGTAAAGTTTACCGTTTCGTTTAATCTCAATACCTGGGTCCAGTTTTCGCATGCGATCGACGATCACCTGGCAATATTTCGGATCCAGCTCCATACCGTAACATTTGCGCCGGAGCTGGTGCGCGGCGACCATTGTCGAACCGGAGCCGAGAAACGGGTCGCAGATTAATTTTGAAGACGGCGCAAATTTATCAA